GCACTTCCGTGGTCAGGCCGGTGTTTTCCTGAATGCAGGTCAACGTGGCAGCCATTGCAATGCCGGTCTTGACACCCGGCACTTTGGCGACCGCTTCGCCGATCAGCAGGATCGCAGTGACACAGTCATGGGTCGGCGCGGGCAAGGCTGCCACCGTGGTGGCGGCCGAATACCCGCCTGTCTTGCGGATCGCAGGCAACACTTCGCTGGTGATCCAGCGCTTGAAACGCTTGGCGGCATCCTTGGTGCTACCGAGGATCAGGGCGTAAAGACCCGATTCATTGACGTGGTTCTGGCGTTGACGGCCACCCGCCGTAAGGGTCTCCAATTTCTGGAGATCCTCGGCATCGACGTGGGACTTGATCGCCTGAGACGGATTGCCCATCTCCAGGGCGTCGCAGACATCGGTGGCGTTGAACCACGGCNGNCCGAGTTCATCGACCTGGACGCGCACGGCGTGCGCTTCGAACTGGAAGGGAATGATCGCGCTCATGATCAGNCCTCCCANGACACNTCGGCGATACGGTCGNCTCCACGCGCGGCACGTTTGCGCANCTCGGTGTGGAGTTCTTCCAGCGCGGTGCGGCGGCGGCCGAGCGCCAGCGATTCNGCGTTGNCTGTCTGGATNGCAAAAGCCAGCTCGTCCACAGTGGCGNCATNNAGCGGGACAACGACGTCCTGACCGTCCGCGCGGCGATANCGGATTTCGTCAGGGAGGTGTTCGCCGTAGATGGACGGCAGCTGTTGACGCAGCGAGGCGATGAGATTGGTGCTCATGGTCATTACTCCGAATCGATGGAAAGGGTGAAAGACGGCTTGCCGGAATCCACGGTGCGAGCGGCGGCGAACTGCTGTTGCAAAGCAGGCGGCCAGTTCGTGAAGCGGGATTCGGAGACGGACAACTTGATGTCGAGGTAACCCTCGACCTTCTCGCCTGAGGCGACGATGCGTTCAGCGATCTCAGCCAGTTGCTTCTGATCCCAGCTGACCTTCTTGGGCAGCTCGAACTTCAGGTGCAGCGGGCCATCGCTGATGTGTGCGGTGCCGAAGTCACGGCCGGATTCGCGCAGCGCGGTGCGTGCCTGCTCGCCGTAGCACTGATCCAGTGCCGCATCGAACTTGGTGCGCGCCTTCTTCAGCCAGTCGATGGCNGCNTCGAGGTTNTNGTCGATCTCGTGTTTCTGCGCGGGCGGCAATGCGGCCAGTTGGCTGACNGACATCTCGGCGATGTCGGCNGGNAAGATGGTGATGTCNTTCATCGCATCTCTCCTCAAACCGCCGCGCGTTCGGATGTCGAGTCGTGCAGCGCTTCGCGCTCAAACTCGAGGATCGCGTCGACCGGGTANCCGACACGCTTGGANAGCTTCAGGTAGCGTGGACCGCGACCCTCACTGCGCCAGCGCTGCAAAGTCTTGGGGCTAACGCCCCAGCGTTGCGCGAGCTCGTTCTCGTTGAGCACGCGGCGATCACCGGGTGACATGGTGTTGATCGCCTGCTGTGGCGACCGGGGGATACTGCTGACTGGTGTCTGCATGGAATGCTCCTGTGACGTTGTTGAGTAACAGGTGTCATTCCAAACTTCGGGTGGCGAACCTTTAAGGGACGCAATGGCGAACCACGGCGAAACTCCAGGTTCGCCAATGGGCCAGGGCAGAAACGCAAACGGCGAGCACATGGCTCGCCGTTATCGGGTGTATCCGGAGGGAGATCAGGCGTCGGAGAAACCGAGCAATCGGCGTTGCGCTGCCCATTCGCGCGGCAATTGCTCTTGGCGGCCACGCAAGGTGTGCAGATTCAGGTGGCGTGGCTGACGTCCTTCGAATATCGCCTCCACGATGTCTGGGGCCAGCATGGTCATGCGCAAGACCTCGGCAGCCCATCCAGGCTCGACTTTCATGGCGTGCGCCAAGCCCGTTGTCGTGGGGTAGATGCCATCGTCGATCAGCCGCTTCCAGTAAAAGGCCTTGCCCAGCGTTTTGATCATCGGCACATCGAAGCCACCGATTCGGTCCGAGATCTCGGGGGCTGGCGGTATCAGCAGCTTCCGGTTCTGGCGGCGCTTGATCGTCAGGGGAACCAAGGTGACCCGCTGCCCCTCGCTGACATAACTGCGCGCCTCGGCTCCGATCTCGATGCGGACGGCGCGCTGGCGCTGGTGAGTCGTGGCATTCATGCCCAAACCTCCTCGGCACGTTCTTGGGACTCTTCGATCAAGGGGTGCGTGCTGATGTCCGCACCGAATCCGATCCAACCGTCCTCCCGCCAAACGATGTCGAGCCCGTGTCCGTGCAGTTGCACACGTTCGATCAACAGCCGTGTGATCCGTTGCTGCTCTGCAGGGAACAGTTGCGACCACACATCACCGATGCGCTGCATGGCGACCACCACCTGTGCTTCGTCCAACGCCGCACCGACTGGATGCTGCTGGCAGGATCGCCATACAGCGATCAGCATTTGGGGCGATGAAAGCGCCACATGGATTTGTGCCAGCACGGCATCTTCGATCTCGGCGGCTGGCAGGTGGCCCACGTCCGGGGTATGCGGAGCCAGGCTGGCACCAGCGTTGCGCCGCTTGTGCAGGTAAGGCACGTAGTAGCGGTACTGCCGACCGTTTTTCTTCTTCACGAAGGAGTGCAGCATGCGTTGGCCATCCGGTGCGAACAGCAGCCCCGCCAGCAATGCCGGATGCTTGGCACGGTGTTCGCGCGGTGCCTGCTTTCGTCTCTCGATGAAGGCGTGCGCCCCGTTCCACAGCTCTTGAGAAATGATGGGGTCGTGCTGGGCCGAGTACCACGCCTCGTGATTGCAGATTTCGCCGAGGTAGATGCGGTTTCGCAGCAAGGTAAAGAGGTACTGCTGATCAATGCTGCGCCCCAATCGCTCCCGCCCTGACTGGGTGACCCATGCCTTGGTGGTATGCCCTTCGATTTCCAATTCGCGGACGAGTCTCGCAGCCGAGCCGTGCTCGGCGTAGCGGCGGAAGATGTCACGTACCAGCGCGGCTTCACGTTCGTTGACGACGAGCTTGCGTTCGACCACGTCGTATCCGAGAGGTGGGACTCCGCCCATCCACATGCCCTTGGCCTTGCTGGCGGCGATCTTGTCACGGATGCGCTCGCCGGTGACCTCGCGTTCGAACTGCGCAAATGACAAAAGGATGTTGAGCGTCAATCGCCCCATCGATGTGGTGGTGTTGAACTGCTGCGTGACCGAGACGAAGGAGACGCCGTTGCGGTCGAACACGTCGACCAGCTTGGCGAAGTCCGGCAGGCTGCGTGTCAAGCGGTCGATTTTGTAGACGACCACGGTATCGATCTTCCCCGCTTCGATGTCGATCATCAGACGGCGCAACCCGGGCCGTTCCATGTTGCCGCCCGAGTAGCCGCCGTCGTCGTATCCGTCGTCGACGGCAATCCAGCCCTCATGCCGTTGGCTGGCAATAAAGGCCAAGCCTGCATCACGCTGTGCTTCGAGGCTGTTGTATTCCTGGTCGAGCCCTTCATCAGTGGACTTGCGGGTGTAGACGGCGCAGCGCTTCTTTGGCGTGATTGCGGGAGTTTGGTTTCGACGCACTGGGCTCATACCGCCCCCTTCTTGGAGGCAGGTGCCTTCAAGCCAAAGAACACCGGGCCTGACCAGTGGCTGCCCGTGATGCGTTTGGCTACAGTGGACAGGCTTTTGAAGCGTTGCCCCTGGTACTCGAAATCATTCGATCCACGCACCAGCACACGATGCTCAATGTCGTCGTAAATGCGTGTGAGAACGGAGCCGGGCAGTAGACGTTGACTATCGCCGCGCAGTTGCTTGGGCAAGATGCCAGTTTCACCAACCTCCTCGAGCTTCTTGCGCAGTGACGGTTTCAAGCTGCCAAACGCGCGCTCCTGCATCCGGTAGGCCAGGCGACTTTCCAACCAGACACGATGGTGGTGATGTGGCCGCTCTTCGAAATGGTCGTCCCAGAGTGCCCAAAGATCGTCCATCGAAAGATGGGGAATAGCCGCGACGCGGGCGGCGACTGAGGCGGGCGTTGGTGAGGTTGCGTGTGCTGTCATTGGCGAACTCCGTTGTTGTGATCGGGGTTCGCATTCACGCGCTGTTGGCCGGGGAAGCCAAGGCAAACATGCTCGCTGTTTTTGGCCGTGTTGTGCGATTGGCGGGCACGAAGGCGCAGCAGCGCGGCAGCCAACAGGTCAGCGATTTCTAGATGCGCGTGCCGTGGCCGGTCAGGTGATGTGCAAATGGAGATTGGTTGGATTTCTGTCATGGCAAGCATTCCGATGGAAAACGCTGCTCATGCTAGAAACCAAGGGCACTTCGCGTAACGTGATTTAGCGGGAGTGCGCGGGGGTTCGCACTAACTCATGCGCTGATTGAAGCAATAGTGATCGGGCATGTTCGGCCGCGTACTCGCATGCACTTTGGTGATCCGAAATTCGTACCCGAAATCAGTCACCTGATTCAGCGGGACTTCCACATACGAAGTCGGCCCCGTACCGACCGGTTGAGGACCGAACTCCGGCCACGCCTTGAACAGAGCCCGATATTCCTTCTCTCGACTGTAGGTCTGACCGCACAGGTAGAAGGCACACAATCTGGAGATGCCTTGAAGCACGAACTCCCGCCCATGTTGCTGCCGAAGGGTCGAAACCAGATCAGTCAGCAGCGGAATGGGTATCCCTGGCTTCGGTTCGTAGACGATCTTCCGGAAATTGGGGTTCGTGGCCGTGATGTCGATGGTCAACCGAACGCCATCGGACGCAGCGAAGTTTCGCCAGAAGTATTCCTCGTCTTCTTGCGACAGGCTGGCTTCGGTGAACGATGCATAGAACAACTGTGGCACGAGCAGAGCGCGATACGTCGGAGCGCCACTCGCATCAGGCTCAAGGTATCCACGCAGTCCATGCGTCTGGCAGAAGGTGATGATTTCCCCGTCGTTGAGTCGCTTCTCGATATTCGTCAATCGGAAGATTCCGGTCGACAGAATGTTTTCTGCCGCCTCACGCGACGTGTAGTGATAGACGGTCGCCGAGCGGACGCTTGGCCATAGATGGGCTGTAATCGCATCCGACAACCTCGGGCATGGTTTCGCCATGTCGCTGACGGTCTTGTCTGTCACGCTGATGTCGCGCAGTTGCATGGCATCGGAAACGCCATGCTTCGAGAGGATCGCATTGATGTCGGTAACGATGGCGTTCAGGGTCATGATTTGTATTGCCGCCAATCAGCGAACCGGCATCTGGCCGTTCGAGACGAACTGATCGAAGCTGTCAAAGCTCTCGCCGTCCTGCCAAGACCGATCCCATGACCGTGGTTCAGCACTTTCCAGCAGCAAAAGGGTAAGGATGCGATCTCCTGTGGTGTAGCTGTGCTTGAACTCGCGCAACTTCATGTGTGGCGCCTCCTCCGGGCACCAGATCGCGGCAGACATCTCCGCGCCATCCCACGCCTGCTCAACGGTGGAATCAGCAGCCAGGGTGCCGGGGATTGGTTCCTGCGGATCGTCAGTGCGCCGAATGCGGGCGCGCGTCTTGACCGCGCTGCTGCTGCGCCATTCGTACTTCACGAAGCCGTTGTCCCAATAGACAAGGATTGCCCGCTGCGTCGTGAATTTGATGAACCGGATGCACAGCGCCTCGAACGACACCTGGAATCGTTTGGCAAGCGCGCTCAGGACATGCAGGTCGATGCGCTGGTTCGAGATCCACTCGCGCAGCAAGTCGCCAGGCATCAGCAGGTTGCTGGCAAAGTCGTCCGCCTCACGTTCGAT